CATTGCTAACATTTCCAAATAACTCATTCCCCCTAAAAACTCAGAATGTTGACCTAACTCCATATGGTCGTTTGGCGATGGCGTAGCCGTACAACAAAGCTTGTATGGTGTGTTTTTAAACAATTCTAAAATTAATGACGAAACTTTTCCATCTCTACCTTTTAAAATACTACTTTCATCTAAAACTACTCCAGAGTATTTGGAAACATTAATATTTTTTAATTGGTCGTAATTATTAATTTGATTTTCTTTGCTATCTGTTGCAAACCAATCAATTTTAATTCCAAACTTTAAACCCTCTTTTATTGTTTGCTCACAAATTGCTAACGGAGCTAATAATAAAACTGGTTTTTTTGTTTTTTTGCTTACTTGTTTTGACCATTCTAATTGACAAAAAGTCTTACCTAATCCACAATCAAAAAATAATGCAAACTTTCCCTTTTGCAAAGCTACTTTAACGCCAAATTTTTGAAAGTCTTTTAAATCTTTGTGTAGTTTTTTTTCGCTTATTTCAAATCCACTTTCAATAAATGTTTTTCGTTTCTTTTCCAAAAAATCTAAATACTCATTACTCATTTCTTTTCAATTAATTCGTTTAACAATTTATTTGCATCGATAACCCTTTTGGCTAAATAGATTTTATCTTCAATAGGAACTTCAAATCTAAATTTTGTCATACTTGGAAAATCCGAATGACTTGGTATAAATGGTAAATCGTATAAATCACGTTCTACTACAAAGCGGTATTTGTACGGATCATCTTTTATATGCTTTTCAATGTAATCGGTATTTTCGACTAAATCCCGCATTTCAAGTAGATTTTCTTCCGTTGGCATAAACGCAATAGCTTCTCCAAATTTAGTGTTATGAATACAACTGTTTGATACTATCTGCCAATACTCATCTTTGAAATCTTTTTTGAATGCTTCAATACTTTTCTTTTTTAGGCATTCGGTATAGTCCATGTGATTGTCCATTTGGTACGCTTTCAATTCAGAAACACAACCGCCTTGAATTTTGACTTGGAAATCTTCCGAACCACTCCAAAAGTCATACTTTGGATGTACAGTTGTTTTGTCAACTATTAACTCGTAATCATTACCTAGTTGCCAATGTACCCATACTTCCCACAACTTGCCCCAATTCAATTCCCACTTGTTCACGGGTAAATTTATCCCACGTCCAATTAAAAGCTCTTTTTTACGTTGGTTAATGTAAGTTATTGCACCAGAACCAAAATTATATTTTCCTTTGCCCTCAACAGTTAAAACCGATATTTTACTTGAAGTAAAACGAGCTACTCTATTTGCTTTGTTGTTCATTTTCTAAAATTTTGAGTTCGATTTCTTCTACAGTTTCAGTCGAATAATATCCTACTACATCTTGTTTTCTTTGTACTGATATTTCACTTTTGTTTTGTTGCCCATTATGAGGACAAACTGTAATTATATTTTTAACTCTAATTACGTGAAAACCGCCAATACATTTTACTTTGATAAATTTACTTTTCATTTTTCAATTTATTAAGTTGATAAATAACTTTGTCATATTCTGCTACAACTTTGTTTTGGATAACGTTTTCAATGTGGTTTAAATCCCCAACACCTAATAACTCTTTTTTGAGTTCGAATAGTTCCTTTACTTTTTCAAGTTTTGTTACATCTTCAAAGTCGGTATCAATAGTTCCCATAACATCTTTAACTTCTTCTACTGATTGCATTCCGTTTAGAATATCTGGAGCGTACAATCTACCGAAAAAAGATGCTGCACGATATTGGAACATTAATTCCGGCATTGTTTTCCACTTTGAACCCGTTTTACTTAACCAACCCTCTGACTTTACCATTAACCAAGTTACTAATGGACCAGTAATTCTATTTCCGTCGAAATCTTCTGTGTAGGCTCTACAACCATATTCATCTGACTTTACATCATTACCAACAAACTCAAATTTTAATGGTTTAAAACGTCCGCATGAGTTTAATGCAGCAATAATAAACGAACTTCTCCAACTTGGTTTGCCTTGGATAATATCGAGGTTTTGCATTACCATAAAAGGACTAACTCCGATACGTGTTGCCATTTCCAAAGCAATCATAGTATTTGGAATATTGTTTTTGTACGCTTGTGGAACTAAATCCGAACTACAAAGCCCTTTTGCAATTCTTTGACCATCTTCGAATGATGCTATTGTACTAAATATTGAAGCATCTGTTTTAGCTAAATTTGACATAATTACAACTCTTTTAATTCGGTTAATAATTCTGATTTTACCATAGCGATTTTAAAATTGGCTCTTTCGATAAAATCTTTTATTTCTTTGTTTTCGGTTTCTAAATGCAAATCAGCAAAATAAACTTCAAAGCTTTCTGAAATTATTTTTTTGTCATTTGCCAAACGTTTAATTCTCGCTTTGTTTTCTGCTTCGGCTTTCTTTTGTTCAGCAGCAGCTCTTTTTTCAGCTTCTTGTTGTGCTTTTTCGTTGGCTTCTTTTTGCGCCTTTGCATCAGCAATAGACTTTTTAGTATCAGATAAAATTTGCTCAAATTCTGTTATTGAAGCGTTGTAAACTGTTTCGGTGTTTATAAAAATATCGACAAAATCATTATGGTTCATTCCTACGTTTTCGCCAAAAACAAAACCAATTTCTGCAAGTCGATTTTTTCTAACCTCAAACTGTTCATCTTTTTGCCTTTTGATTTCAGCATTACGTTTGGTTTGTTCTTGTTCTTCTTTTGATTTTTTAATATCAGAAAGAACTTCTTCAAATTCTAAAGAACTTGCATTTTCAATAAATGATTTTTGATAAAATGTAACTCTTTCTTTTGCCATAAAGCTATCATTATGCAAATCAAATCCAACTTCTTTCAATCGATTAACACGAACCTGAAACAATTCCTTTTTCAAATCTTCACGCTCTTTGCGTTCTTTTTCTCTTTGAGTTAAATCATTGGTTTTGTTCATCAAATCGTTTGAAACTCGAGATTTCATTTGCTCAAACATAACGTCGTACTCCTCAAAGTCAAAATCAGTTTCAAGCAAGTTTGCAACTTCTTGAGTAGTTCCTAAAATCGTATCAAAAGTAATTTTTTGAATTACAGAATAACATTGCGTTTCGATTTCGTTAATCTTAGATTTAATTCCGTCGATACGCTCTTGCTCTAAGCGTTCTTTTTCGGCTTTTTCAGCTTCTTTAATGTTTTCCCAACGCTTCACTTCACTTTGTTGTTTTTCTTCAAACGGTAGCGTTATTTCGATTAATTTTTTGGTTTTTTCACCTACTGACTTCCTAAAGTTTGAAAGTTTTGAAGCAATTAGCTTTTCTTGGTTTTCTAATGCAGTACGTCCTTTGACTAATGCCGTACGATGCGCCTTTGCTTGTTCATAGGTTTTATTGTCGATAATCTCAACAAATGGATTTGATTTTACTAACTCTTTTTGAGTAGTTTCAAACGTTGCTAATTCTGGTAATTGGTTAACGTTTAATTCATCTAAATTTAATACTTCTTTGCTCATTGTTTTGGGTTTTTATAAAGGTTTAACACTTTGAATTTTTCTAAATACTGTGCGACTATTTACGAAATCAATTAACGCTTGTAGTTCGTTTTCGGCTTCAACTACTTTCTCTACATCAGTTGAAACGTCGTTGCGTTCCGTCCAAAAAGTGATAACATACTTATTCATTGCTTTCAATTTCTTTTACAATATCCATAAACTTACAATCGTAATCTTTCATAAATTCACGGATAAACACTAATACTGCTGGTGGCTTTTGCCATTCACATAACGCCTTAAATACGTCCGTTTCTGGATTTTCTTTTACAATGTAAAACAAAACAGAAACTACATCGGGAGCTACTTTTTCCCAATTCACAAACGTTTGTTTCGATAATCCAAATTCATCCGCTACGGTGGAAATCCTAACCGTTTCTTTTGTGCGCTTGGAATGTTCTAATAAAAATGACTTCACGTCAATAACTACTTTTTTCATATAATGGTTTTAAATGTTATACTCTTTTTCTACTTCCGATAATGGCAAATCAAACAAAGGATTTTTCACATCAATATTTTTAGGAATTTCGCCTTTTATTTCTATAACTTTTGGATACAAATCGCATCTTTTAAGTTCGTTTGGGTTTTGGTTTTTAGTTTCTAAAATAGACTTTAATCTTTTAAAATCATTTCTAAAAACTAACTCTTGTATGGTTGCTGATTTTAATTGTACTACTCGCATAATTATTGATTTTCTTTTTCGTAGAAGTATTGGTCATCATAAGTAGCAAAAACTACTTTGTCCTTAAAAAGCCAATACCTAGTAGTATTTGAATTATTAAAAGAAACACTTTTTGTTCCTTTTTTTACGAATGTTCCGAAATCTTTAAAATCGGTATCGAAGTAATAAACTTTGCCTATTACTAAATCTTTGTAGTGTACTTTTTTCATTTTGTTAATTGTTTTAGACTTCACAAAAGTAAAAATAATTTTTACTTATGCAAACATTTTTTTTACTTTTTTTTATAAAAACAAAAAACCCCGAAATAATTCGAGGTTTTAAGTGTCGTCTAAAACAATGAAAAAAATTACTTCAACTTTACAGTTTCACTCTTTGCGTTATCGATGTTTATGGCTACATCCGCTCTAGGATAAGCACCTCCAAGTGTTTGTATTGCAGTCTGTATTTTTGTGAGTTCAATATTAAGCAAATTAACCGAATTATCCAAACCCGTTTTTAATGGCTCAAATCGTACCGTTGTATATTGGTTGCCGTTCATTTCTAAAGTACCGTTATTCTTTAACCAAAGGAATGTTTTTTCAACACCTTGCGCATCCTTTGAATAAAGTCTTATTTCGCCACTTTGCGCTAATTTATTGTTATCGATGTAACCAATAACAACACTTTCACTATCATTTGAAGTCGTAGCGTGTATAGCTGTCATTCCTTTTATTGGATTTGTATCAATACCAAAAGGCACACAATCCGAAGCTGTTTTGGCTCCAGAAATAGAAAATATTTTTATAATTCGTTTACCAAGTGCATTAATCGTAGCACTATCAAATTTGCTAAATGTTATCATAGTTAATTATGTCTTTGATGCGATTCGTAAAAAAATAAAATGTTTTTCGGAACTTTCCCGCTATAAGTTTCGGGCAACCTCAACTGTAAATCAGTCGTTTCTTCTTTTTCGTTAAAATTTAACGTTACCTCTGAAATCATATAACGAGAATACGCAAAGGAATATGTACCGTGTTCATGTGTGTTTACAATATCACCAGGAAACAAGTCATCAAACAATCCTACTAATTTAACCGTGCGTGTAATGTTTTGCAATTCCGAAGCAAGTTCATAATCTGCTGCTTTTTTTGTGTCCGTATCACTTCCAGAACTTAAAACTTTCGTTGTAGGACGATATTTTCCTATCAATGGGTTAATAGCCTTGTCGACGTTAGAAACTCCCGCATTTTCTTCACTAGGTTGCCGTACTACGTTAATTTCAGAGTGCATACCTTGTCCGTTATAATCTGAACCCATTTCAAGTGTATTTTCAGAATTAAAAAAGTACTTTGGTTTAGCGTTGTCATTTGGTTTGAATAAAACCACATTACCGTCAAAATCATGCGAAAGAAGTATATTTCTTTGAGCGCATAATTTAGCCAAATATCCTTTGACTGTATCGGTTGGACTTGCGACTGTTTTTGGATACAATACATTGGCTTTTTCTTCCGTAGTTAATCCTTCGGTTTCAGTTCCTTTTACGTTTACATTTCCCGCATTACTTCCGATTTTCAATCCTATACCGTAAGCATTACACAATTTTTCAGCTATTTGTTTTAACGACAAACTTGTATTTTCCAATGGGTACATCTTTGGTGGGATTGTAACATCTTCTAAAATTCCACTTTTTGAATATCCCGAAATATTAACCAAATTAAATTCTTTGTTTGATCTGAAAGAATGATTTAAAATCGTTCCCGTGAAAATCTTTTTTTCTTTTGAGTTAAAGATTTCAATATCCAAATATTGAAGCGGTTTAAACAATTCTTTGTGTAAATCGTTTTCGGGATTAAAACGGCACGACAAAGAGAAAGTACTAGCAATGCTATCTAATTTTAAGGAAATTGAACCCGAAGTAAAAAAGAATACATCTTGTTTATTTATTTTGACTAGCATAAGTATTTTATTTTGAGCAAAGTTAAATAAAAAAAGCACTCGATAAGGAGTGCTTTAATTTTAGACGTAGTAAATTATTTTACGTTCTTTTTTTATTCTAAACAATTCCTCGTTTTTAATATTGTTGATTTGTCTAAAATTTTCAATGTTTTCATCATCAGCATCCAAACCTAAATATTGATGCGTAAGTAAGATTAAATTAGTTTCTTTTGTTGTGTAAACTATTCGCTCTTGTTGACTTTCAAAACCTAAATTATAAAGATTTGCAATAGTGTATGTAATCAATTCATAAAGGTTATTTTGTGCCGTTACGTTTGGTTGCCATGCATTATCAGTATCATAAATTCCGACTGTATTCTGGTCTAAAATCTGTAAATAATCAGCATACAAATTACTTAAATTTTGCGCCACTTGTTGAATTTGAGTAACAACTACATAGTCGCTTTCGGATGGGTTTACCGAAGCATCAGCATAATTAGCCAAAATAGCACCTGCATTGCTTTCAAATCTTAATTTGTCCGCTACAGTCAATAATACTTCTTTCGATTTGTCAAACGCTAATTTGTACGCTCCTAATCGAATATCAATTGACGTTTCTATTCTCGATGGTAAATTCAATAAATCTTGACTGGTTCTAATCGCTTCAAACGTATCACTCAAAAGTAAATCCGATGACTTCAAAGCCAAATTAATAGCGTTTTGATAATTGGCATTTAGTCCGTCAGCAATACTAATAGGTTCGCTAACTACGTTTGTAAATGAACTTTGATTGTTAATATTTTGAGTTTTCAATTTCTGAATATCAGCAGTTTGATAAACTGGTTTATCCGCGGAAAATATCAACGCTTCGAGTACTTTGTTTTTTCGCTCCAGCGTATTGTCTTTAACACTAAAATTAGCGTTTGGATAATCAACATCTATACTTTCCCAAAAATCGACTGTAATTTCAGTTATGTTAAGATTATTGTCTTTTCTGGAAATACTTATCGGTTGCCCTTTTATCGTGCCATAAAACGGATGTACGATTGTCCACGCTCGACTATCATCTGCACTACGTTCAAACGCTTCGGATTTTTCAATACAATCTGCACCGTCAAAATAAAACGTCAAAGGGTAATTCGATGCTTGCGGTAACTTACGTTCTATTAACGAACCCGAAACCCTAATAAAATCAAACTTTGATGTATTGTACTCTTTTGATTTTTCAGCAGTTTGCCACAATGGAAAATAAACCTTACCGTCGCCAGTAGTGATTGAAAATTTAGTATTGTCTATTCTATCTTGCCAACTCATTATTTTAGGTGTTTTTTAAATTGAAATTCTGCATTTTTTTGGTAAAAATTTTCTAGTTTTTTTGAGGTTTTTTGACCAGCTTCTTCTACAAAATGAGTAGGTTTTAAGTTTGTTTTTTTTACTTTTCTACTCATAGCTATAAAACTAAAATCAAAAGATATTTTTCTACTTAAAATATCACTAGATACTGTATTTACTTTTACTAAAAAATTTCCTTTCATAGTATTCATAAACATTGGTTTGCCCTCTTTCATTGCTCTGTAAGCCCTTGCGAGAAATTTACTTTTTCTAGTTCCTTTTCTTTGACTTCTACCAGAAACTACCCTTGTTTTATCATAAAAATTTTCCCTTTGAACACGCCCATTGTGTTTTCCACCTCTAGCACGTTTCAAATATCTTAAACCATCGTCAATAATCCCTCCATTTTCTTGTTTATACAATCCTTCTACAAATCTTTTATCTGATGAATTGCTAGGATTTAAAAAACCAACCAAAGAACTCATTTTGTTTACATTAAATCCGTTTGCTTTTTCAACTAAAATAAGTTTTTTAACATAAGGTATTGTTCCTGTTTTAGGTTTAAAATTTAACCTAAATGACGATGCTATTTCCTTTTTTTTCATATCAAAAGCAGCATCATTCAAAGTATTTCGAACGGCACTTGGAAACGATGAACGATGCAACCTTTCCAACTTTGCCGTTAACTGAATTGCACTATCTGTATTTACGTCAAGTTTCATTTTTTTATAAATTCCATTTAGTTGCTACTACATCAACCCCGTGATAATAATCTGAATTGTGTACAAAGATATTTCCCGAATTTGCGTTATAAACTCCCAATTCTGTTTTTGTCGATGAACCCAAATTAAATGAGTTTAAAACTCCACCAACTAAACTAATCAAAGCATTTGATTTCATAACGACATTAGTAGTTTTTACAAATGAACTTTCTAATGTAATTGTCGAGTTATTTGTAATTACTGCAGTCGCCTCGTTATAGTTTAATTTTCTCAAAAGAAAATCGTCGCTTTCTGTATTTGCATCATTTGTCAAATAAACAAAAGTACCATCAGTATAGCAATAAGGCGAAAAATTATCTGCATCGCTAATCGTGTATGTTACCAATGTACCAGTAGATAAATCACTCATATCAAACTGATAAAAAAAGTAGTTTTCGTTCGCATCCGAATAACAAAAACAAAGTAGTTTTCCTTTTAAAATAAAAGCATTCAAAACTATAACAGTCGAATCGCTTACCTCTGTTTTAATAATCGTTTCAATGTAGTTAGCTGACGGAGTGTCGCTCATTAGTGTGCCATCTTCAAAATAATAAACCTTACTACTATTGTTATACGCTATTGGCGTTCCTAAAGGCGTTTTAATTTCCGTAGGTTCAGCAGTCAAAGAATTAAGAGAATACGCTTTTACTCCCGTGGTATCTAAAACCAAAACTAATTCATCATTAGCATTAAATCCCGTTGGACTTGTAAAATTATAAATTGGATTTGCTTCGCTTCCTTTGATTGTGTACGTCAAAGTATCGTTATAATTTTCCGATGCTTTGGCAAAGAAAACATATTTATTTGGCAATAGTGAAAACTTCAAATTTACACTCCAAACCGTTGCCGATAAACTTAAACTTTGCTCAACATCATTTAATAGATTTGGTAGATTTCTAATGGCTTCTACTAATTGATAACCGCTTGTTTCGTTATCTTCGCCACCGTTAGGAGTTATTCCAGCTAAAGCCAAAATTTTATAACAATTTACTAATAAATCATTATAAATTTCTCTTACAACTGGAGTTCCATCTTCGGTATCCGTTTCATTTATAATTGCTCCAAATGGAAAATCGCTATTTACCTCTTTTGGTACTGATAATTGTTCTATTACTTTCATAACTTAATATTTTACTACTTCAATGTGTACTGTCAAATTTTGATTTTGCGAACCAATCTCCCGAATGCAAAAATCAAAAGTCGTTGCATTTATCGGTTTAAAAGTATATGATAATGCTCCGTTATCATTTGAAAAATTAGTCGAATTACTTTGTAAAAAAGCTCTAACGTAATAATTAGTATTTGTCATTGTATTTGCTAAAACAACTCTAACTACTGAGCTACTCGACGGCTTCTCTGTCAATGTTGCACTCACTAAATCACCTGCAACGGCAAATGTAGCTCCAATAGCACCGTTATTAATATCAATTCCACTAAACCTACCAACGTTACGAACTGGATTTGCTCCCAATGCTGCTACAATTGCAAAATGTTCTTTTGGGTAAAGTCCATTTTGTAAAGCAGTAGCCAAATAACTACCACTATCCGCACCATTTACCCTACGAATAAAAGCCGTTAAATTGGTTAATGGTGTGGTGGCTACGTTATTTGCCGTTCCTGAATTTTCTTGACTTTGCGTTGCTGCTTTTAAATAATTCAAAGCACCTACAATAGCATCTAAATTAGATTGATCAGCAACTCTACGCAATTCAACTCCCGAAGCTGTTTTAATAAATTGGACATAGTCGCCACTATTGAAAGTAGAGACAACCGTTAAACCATAAACAGTAACATCTGCGCCTTTTATTTCGGTTTCAGTTGTAAAGTTAACCGATGCTTTACAAAGCATAGTTTCGCCCTCAAGTAAAAAGCTAATTTTGAACGGTACTTTTAATTTTCCACCTTCGGAACTTAAATTTTGAACGATGGTGTTTTTTGTAGATAACGCCCGTAAACCGTCAATAATTTGGTAGCCATTAGTTTCATTATCTGGGCTATTATTTGGCGTTATTCCGTACAATCTAAGCAATTTACTAATATTACTATGCAAGTCGCCATAAACTCGCTCATTTACTCCTGTACCGTCGCCACTTCCCGTATTGTCTTTAATACGCCCATCTGGATAATTTGCAATATCGGAATTATCTACGTTTGGATTTGAACTTAATATTCTCATTTCTTTATATTTTTAACTGTAATTAATAAACGTGTAAACCACTAAGTGTGCTGGTTTCAATTTCAAAACCAATTCTTTAAATTCTTGCAATCTGGAAAACGGAACGGTTGCAACATCTCCCAAATTTTCGCCACCAATAAAAAAAGTTGCCCAAATATTTGAACCAACTGAAAAGCTTTCGTTTGGCGTGTCTAAATTAGCAATAACCTCAAATCCTAATGAACCGTGAACCGTACCTAATCCGTGTTGTGTAACGCCACCGTGTTGCGTATTTCCAATACTCAAAGCAATAACATCAGCTGGAGTTTTATAAGGCTTTGTATTTTCGTGAACGTAAACATCAAAACCCGCTAATCGCAATTGATTTTCAATAAACAAAGGATGTTGACGTGCTTTTACTCCTAATGGATAAGCTATTTTTCGCAATATCGCTTGACGTCTTACTTCAACACTCAAACTACTATTTGAAATCAATCCTAATCGATACTCCCACAGCTCGCAATCTTGAATACTAAAATTATCATTATCTGGAAATGTACTATCAACTGTTAATTTAGCATCACGAATAACTCGAATAAAACTTCGATTAATAGCTTGGTGCAACCTATCAAAAATAGAGTTCTTTTTTAACCACCAAACTCGCCCCGTTGGATACAACTGGCGAGTTAAATTTGAAAATATTTCTGTATAGTTCAATCCGTATTTTGACGGCATTCTGTGTGGCGTATTTTGACCGTGTGGAGTGCCTAAACCGTGAACTGTACTTTTTTCATTTACTTGATACATAACTACTAATTATAAGTTATTGGCGTTACTAAATTTGGAATATTTCCTAAATCAAATTGATAACTACTTACTGAATTTCCATTTACTGTAATTGCAAATCCAGTGAAAAAATTACTATTTTCTAGTACGTCAGTTGCTACACTTTGCAATCTCGCTTCATATAAAATATCATTTCGATTTCGTGCTAAATCCGCTCCAGAAATATAAGGACGTACACTCGACAAATATAATTCAATATTATTCTGAATTGCACTTCTTATTGATGGTGTATCTTGACTTAATCCTGTTATCGTAACAGTAACTGGAATTAAAACAACTGGCAAAACTTCCACAGTAGCTTGGATAGGTCGTCTCCCTCTTTCGTTTAATGGTTTGCTTTCATCTGGATCAAACTCAATAACATCTTCAACTTCGGAAATCAAACCACTTGACGGAACGCCATCCCCGTCAGTAGCTTCAACATAAATCTGAACCGTACCCGCATCACCATTTTTAACATACGGATAAACCTTTTTAACTCCTTGCGCATCGCTTGACCACAAACGATAATCCGTTTTACTTCCGCCTTGTGGTTCTAATTGTATAGCATCTAAAATAGCTTGTCGATACGCTTCTATATCTTCTCCATTTTTAGGTTGTGAAATTACATCGCTTACCGTTACTAATTGATTTACGCCTATGACTGGCTCGGTAATGGTTAACTCGTCATCAATATTCAAATCAAATTCACTTCCCGCACCCAAAGAACGAACTTCGATAACGTCATCTGTACCCGTCATAGTATATTCTAAATCCAAAACATATAATTGACCAGGACTTAATGAATTTTCGTTTGATTTAAAAGTTAATCCCGAACGTAAAACAGAACCACTTTCGCCAGTAACACTTAGCTCAAAAGTTCCCACCGTTGCAGGTCTTGGATTTCGATTTAGATAAATACGCCCTTGTCTTTCAAGTGTACCGCCATTAGCTTCTAAATCTGCAGTATCGGGAAAAATATTGTTTTGCAAGTCTTGTAAATACAAATAAAGTAATTTGAATTTAGCACTTTCAACAATTGAAAAAGCATCTAAAAACTTTTTAAGATTATTGCTTAATAAATTCAATTTACTTTTAAAGTCGTTCGCTAATGTTTCCCGTAACTCTTGTATAGTTGGTATTGGTCTCATATCGTTTTTTCGATTATTAATTCATTTTTGGCATTATCATAAATCAATTGTAATACCTTATTTTCTTGATTGTCCTTTGAAGCAAAATTAACTATTATTTTGATTTTATTTACTTCAAAAAATAAAACATCAACAGTATAATTCAACAACTCATTTAGGTACTGCAAATCGCTTTCTACGGCTCTAATTAATTCTAAACGTCCCGAACTATTCAAAGCTATATTTTGTAGCGTTTTTTCAGTATTTGAATTAAACTGCAAACTCGGAGCATCAGCAAAAAACAAACTATTCCCCCAATAATCAAATCGTTGTTCATTAAATAAATAATTCGTCTTTGTAACTTGCTCCACGTTACCACCAAATAAAGCTAAATAAATTTGTTGATAAAGACTTTCTACAAATACCAAATCTTGGTTTTCAATAGCCAACTCCCCACCGTCGCCACTTTCAAATATTAAAACATCTTTTGTTATCATAATCTAAAATCCTAAAGTTGAACTTAAATTGACTGGCATTCCACTAAAATTGCTTTCGGTTGTAACTTGCTTTTTAGGATCATTAACATTAATATCTAAACGACCTTTAAATTTACCCGCTTCCGATTGTTGATTTTGCGCTTGTACTTCTTGAGGTGATTGTAAAACCTCTTTTTTGCTTCCAATAACATTACTCAAATCAGTAAACTCGTTTAATTTATCAAGTCCACTTTTAGCAGCTTCGCCAATCGAACCTGGAATTAAAGAAACTAATTTTAAAACCGTTTTCAAAGGCATCAACATCCAGTTGATTATAGCTTGTCCAATATCCCTAAAAAAGTCAACAAAGCTAAATTCTTCAAAAAACGTTACAATTCCAGTCCACAAAGCACTAATGAAATTAGTAAACGTTTCCCATTGTTTGCTAAACCAAGCTACTATTTCATCCCAATAAATAAATATTGCAATTATCGCTACAATAGCCGCTATAATTAAGAATATTGGAGATGTAGCAATAGCCATGGCAACACCAAAAGCGGTTGTAGCGGCTGTTGCCAACCAAGTACCAACAGTCATTAATATTTGCATTGTTTTGTAAGCTGCTAATGCTACTGTATTTTTACCTATTGCAATTGATGCCTTTCCTGTTGCTGCCCTATAAACACCCATAGCTATAGAAGATAAAAAAGTCCAAGTAGAACTAATAATCATAATAGTTTTTAATAAAGCCAAAAAACCAATTATAGAAATAACTGATAAAACAACTAAATCAATATTGCTTGCTAAAAACCCTAAAGCTACTTTCGCTAAATTTAAACCCCCAATTGTCTGGTCATTTGTCGTTAAATAATTGGTAAAACTATCTTTTAATTGATTGATTTTTTCGCTTAACGTATTACTATTAATTTCCGCGGCTTTTTGCGCTTCACTTGTTCCCGTTACTCCTTTTGTGAACTCTTTGTAAGTATCAATATTAGCTAGTAATATTTTACCAGCAGTGATATTTTCAGCTCCAAATGTTTTTAAAATAAAAGTATCTTTTGCTCTTTGCGTAGTTAGTTTTTTAGTGATTTCGTTGGCATCTTCCAAAGCATCATTAATGCTAAATTGTCCGCTTTTATAACCTAAACCAGCTTTTTGTAATTGCAACGTTGCACCTCTTAACTTTGTTCCAGCTTCCGCACCAAATAAACTATATTTACCTAAAGTCTGTATTAATGCTTGAGATTGTTCTAATGTGATATTTGCACCTTTAGCAACCGAACCAAAGTTTTTATAGGCTTCCGCAGATTGTGTTATCGATGCTGCTCCCACCGCTTGACCAGCAGCTAAAACATTTATAACCCTATCCGCTTCTTTTGCTCCTAAGCTAAATTGGTTCATAATTCCGACTAGATTTTCAGTCGATGCTCCTAACTCATCTTTTGAAGCTCTTGAAAGCACAATTGAAGCCTTTGAAATTGCGGATATTCCGTCCGATGTTTCGGCAAATTTCGCATTTAAACCCGCAATTTTCTCATAACTCATTACCACATCGATAGTACTCTTTTTCGTTTCCTTTGCAACTTGATTTATCGATGCAGTATATTTGGCAAAGTCTTTATCAGATAAGTCGCTTACAATAGTCCTAAATGATGCAACGCCATCCTCGTAGGCTTTTAAATCAGTTATAGCACTTCCTAATATTGCGCCAAAACTTAAACCCAATAGTAATTGGGAAATATTACCCATTTTGTTAAATAAACCGTCGATTTTAGTATTTACTCCACTTACTGCTGCTCCCGTAGTCTTTGTAAAAGTAGAAACGCCCGAAGTCATTTTACTGACAACGGACGTAAACTTATCGACAGCAGTAAAAACAGTAGGTATTTTCATTGTCGCTGCCATGCTACTTAATTTTTGAATTTTTAATAATTTCTTTTAATCTTTCATACCAATACACTAATCCATGAAAATCAATATCATCACAATACATATTTGATATAGTTTTAGGTGTCCAATGATAATAGTCAACAACGGATTTAATAACATTATCGACATCGTTAATTGTCCACCTTACATAAAAACAGCACTCAACTGCTGTATAACGTCGTAATCTTCACGCTCGAATTTATCCAATTCAGCAGTAGTACATCCGATAACGTGAGCAATTAAAATTAAAGCATATTTTGCCGTTTGCTTTTGTAAATCCAATCCGCTTGCTAAATCCGCTTTTGCATTTGGCTTAACTCTTGTTTTGAAATTTACAACCGACCTCGAAATCTCGCCACTATCATTTTTAATTGGATGCACCAATGTATAAGTAGGTACAAATTCTGAATTGATTTCTAAGTTTCCACTCATAATAGCTTCCAAAATATCCAAATACTCGTCCGCTAGTTTGTCATCTGAAACGGGTTTTTTTACCCATTTATGAATAAACTTTTTTAATTCCGCTAGTGCGTTTTCTTCGCTAATTTTTACTTCTTTCATTTTTATTGTTTTTGAGGTTTAATAATTGATTTAGATTTTTTCTAATTTTCCACCGCCCGAAACTTTCAAAGTCATAGTTCCAGCATTAGTGTCATATTGTTGGTCGCCAACTGGTCGCCCTGTACCTTTGTAAACCGCTCCAGTTATCAAACTAAACGTCCAAACTCCATCATCTGGATGCGACGACAAAGCATCTAAGGTTTTCATTTCGTTATCGCTTACAGTATCAACTGCAACAACTCCCTCAACTGACCATCTTACTCGATTTAGTTGTGGCATATTTTGACCGTTTGACGTTACTTGATTCGCATCGTCATTGGCTCTAATTCCACCCCTATCAATTGTGAAACTTTCATTTGATTTTGGAAAAAAGCGAAACTCTCCCGTTGTGTGTTGGCATACGATTTCATCAACGTCGCCAAATATAAAATTTGCCATTTTTTAATTATTTAAAAGGTTAAAATCCCGCTTCCGCATCAGTACTTTCAATTCTCGCAATTCCAGTTCTTTTGTATCTGAAAAGAGTTTCAAAACGATTTGGATTTGTAGAACTGATTTGAACAACTAAACTATCTTTTGAAAATTGAGGGTCGTTTATAAGTGCTTTTTCAGCTAAATCCTCAAATAAATCAAATAACACAGCCTTCCATTCTCTAGGCTTAATTGCACCGCTTACAGTTACGTTTTGATTGTCTAAAACTAATGTTTTATCACGTAATCTAATCGCTTCTAAAGTAGTGTAACTATCCTTAACATTCCAATCCAAATTAAGATTTCTACAATAACTGAATTGTAAAGGAGTTTCTCCGTCAGGATGGTACGTTGTTACCAAGTCCATAACTTTATACGCTCCATTCTCTAAAATAACAGTTGAGCAACCTGCTTTTACAAGTAAATCTCTGTTATTATAATCCGCCATATCGCCAATATTTCCATCACTTGGAACTGGCATATCCGGATAAGCTAAATTGTTTACATCCAAATGTGGATTGTCTTGCATTTGTCTAGCAAATAACGCTACCATATTTGCAGCAGCTTCCCAAGTAAATCCACTTGAATTTGGAGCAGGACAAAGAACATTTGTAACTTGTTCAACTCTTGCGTTAGCATCGGTAATAGCTACTAATCCGCTTCTAGTATTCAATACACTACCAAAAAACGCCATAAACGGTTTAAACACCGTAGCACTCCATCTACCCGTAGGATTGTCAACTGGAACACCGTTAAACGTTTCAAATGTAGCTAATGTATTTGATTGTACTGAACCGTAAGGATTAATTACGCAAGTGTACCAATCATTTTGGAATTGCACCAAACTATCAGCTAAATCTACCGCACCAGTTCCATCAGTAGTATCTGAATTAGTGTAAGTCAATCCAGCTGAATTGTCGCCATAATCAATAACGATATTTACTTCCGCAGACGTTGCACCTTTCCATTTTGTCGTAGCAGTCATAACTCCTAATGTATTTGCAGCCGTAACTGGCGCACCTAATACAGAATTAATAGCATCTTTGATTTTACCAGCAATAACAGTAGCGGTATCTCCAATAACCACGCTATACGCTAATGTTTGAAAGTTAATTGTATCACGTCCGTTAATAACAACAAAATGCGTTGTGTTTGCCGTTGCCGTGCCTGTCACAGTCCATTCGATTTCAGTAGCCGTAGCCGCTTCATCTGTAACTTGCGGAAATACAATAGTTGGTATTCCTCCAACTCCATCCCCACCATTAACTGGTCGCAAAATACTCATAATTCTATGAATTGGCGAACCATATCCATATAAGTCCGCGGCTTCTTTTGCGCTTGTAACTTCTCTTTTATCAGCGGTTAATCCGCTTTGATTTGCTGTGTTGGCTTCTCCAAAAACCGCAATCATTTGAGGTAAATTAGCAGTATCATTTGTAAAAATGCCTTTTCTAATTTTATAACCAGAAACTCTTGAAAGCCTTTCAGTACCTACAGCATTTGAAATTGCACTCATAATTTTTTAATTATTAAATGTTAATTTGAAACCTTTTTCAGTTTCATTGATTTTGATCGTCGTATCGTTCCCTTGTAATTCAATTGAAGTCCACATTTCTTGATTTTCTTGTATTCTAACTGAAAATGTAATCCTAGCAAATTTTATAAAATTAGCATCGCCATTGCCATAGGTTAATTGATTTTGTATTCTTTCTACCATAGTACCACCGATTAAACCAGGTGCGTAACCTAAAGTTTTGTATTTAGTGCTTGATAAAATCGAACGCATCATACCTAACCATTTCAAAGTTAGAAATCTTGAATTATCGTCGCCACTTAAAACTAAAGTTTCATCTCCAGTTGTGTACAAATCAATAAAAAAAGTAGTATTTCCTTGTACGTCAAATTGATTTTTACCGTTGTAATCGATGTTATCTAGTCCAACTGAAATAACAATCCCTTCGCTTTTATCGTAAGCAGTTTGACGTTCGATATAAACACTAAAATCATCGCTTAAATTTTGCAATGATTTTTGTTTTGTCAACTCCTCAAATAAGATAACCGCTATTTTTTCAAGCACAATCTCAAATCCTTGACGTGGTATGATATTTTCAATTATTGAAGCCATTATTTAAAATCTCCTAAAATTAAAATGATTAATCCTAATGTTTCATCTGGCATATTTTCACGAACTACATATTTTTTGGTTATTCCAGAGCTATCAGCGAACGAAATAAAATATTTTAGTAAACTTATTTCGCCATTTGATTTACGTACCGTAAAACCTAAATTTACTAAGTCAGTTTCAGAAATACAAACGTGAACGTTTTTTGAATTTGTTGGATTTCCATCCGTATCAAAGCTAAACCAATGCTTTGTAGCAAATCCAGTTAAAATTTCAGTCTTATCTTGTGCAGGGGTTTGCACCGTTATTAACGTTTCAAAACCTCCCTTTGTAACAAAATGACGACTATCTCTTTTGGCTAACTGGATTAAACTACTCATGCTTTATTTTTTAACTTGATTTTTTTTAGCAACTAATTTTTTAACTGGATTTTCAGTTTCTTCAACTTCAATTTCCAAAACTTTTTCATCAATTACAACCTCTTTGATGAAACCACGCTTTACAAGTTCATCCGCATTATCATGCAGTTGTTTCTCGCTTACTATTGCGCCAAATTCAGCTACCTTTTTATTAGATAGCTGAATTGGTGCTTTTACTTCAAATGTTCTCATTACGATGCTGACGTTGTCGTTAATGTATAAATTCTGTCAACTGATAACGGAACCGCTAATGGAGCTGAATTTAGAATGTATTCCCAACTCATTTTTTTAGGGTCGATAACGTCGTGAACTTCATAAGTAGCTTCAACATTTCCAACATATTGACCATCGTGAACGTTACCTAAAACAGCAGGTAATGCACCATGACCAGTGAACCCTTGGAAATCTGACGGCAACAAAATTACTTTGTTTGCATCTAAATAACGTACTTCGTTACCTTCCGCATCTTCGTAAGTTTCGTTATAAGTCCAAAGATTTACGATAAAATCCCCAGCTCCAACTTGACCTTGGAAAACTAAACCAGAAACATTATCCATTTGTGGCATTTGGATGTCAGTACGATTAATATTTCTGATGTCCGCTTCGGCTTTAACTTTTGCAGATAATTTGAAATTATTAAACGCAGTTGAACCCATAATAGCATTAACAGTTGATGCTCCAGAACGTCCAGTATTTCTCAAAAATTCGCAACCGTCTTGTAAATCTTTTACAGGGTCGCAATCAGCAGAAACCGTCCATCTTGCAGCACCAGTTAAAGTTTCAAAACTTTCGGCTTTACGTTTGAAATCGATGTTATCTCCATTTTTCAAAACAACAATTCCAGTTTGTAGAATTTGCGCTCTTTGAAGCTCTTTCGCTCTTTCGATTTGGTCTTTCAAATGAGTTAATTTCGCATCAGCAGACTGCAATAATGACGTTCCTGTAATTTCGTTTGGAACTGTTCCCATTCCAAAAGTAACATCATAGCTTTCGCACGACGTAAAATCGAAACTTAACGAATACATTGGCGGAATGAAAATCTTTTCAGTTGATTTACTGAACTTATTTCTAATCGGATCGGTGCAACGTTGAACGTCAACAGCTACCTTTTTACCTAATCTTTCAACTTCAATTGAAAATCCTTTTGTTCTTGTCGTTTTATCTGGGAAAAACGCACCAAAACCCGATTTTACACCTACTCTGTCTGAAAAAGTAGCAACTAATTGTTGTGTAAATCCTTTACGATGTTGATTTAATCCTATCATGGCTTATTAATTATCAAAATTTGTATTTTCTACTACGTTATCACGAACCACGAAACCAACCGCATTAAGAACGTCTTTTAACGTCTTATTTCCAACAACTGTATTTAAAGTAACTCCACTTGGCAATACTAATTCAGTGCCGTCAATTTCGCCACCAATACACATATTTACTTGTAATTCGTCATCAGTTCCAAGCGTTCCGCTTCCTTCGTAAGTCAAAATACCGATTACATCAGCTAAATTACTTGAAGTTACTGGAATTAAACCACCAGCACTAGCGGTAGAACCACCAGAAACGATATTTATAGTTGGATTCGCGCCCGTACCAGTTTCAGCTAAGTTAGTAACATTACCAACAGTAGTAGCCGTAAATAATACAGTTGCAATATCAGTAACCGCACCAGTTGACCAACCAGTTAACGCACCAGAATAAGTACCTAAAGAAGTACCAGCACCAGTAGTAGCACCATCTTCTAAATTTGCAAAAGCAGCAGCTAATTGAGCTTGTGTAGTTACACCCGTCGAAGTGAAAGTTAAACCACCTAAAATTTGAGTTTGACCAGCAGTTAATCCCGAAGCGTTAAAAACAACCGAAGCCGTTTCGTAAGTTCCAGCAGCTCTAGCAAGTAAAACTCCACTTTCTAAACCTAATGCAGCGGCATTTGTGTTTTTCAACAAACCACTATCAAAACTGTTACCAAAAAGAAAAACTTTTTTTTGTGTGTAATCCGCAGTCGATTGATTACGGGTTACATTTCTTTGATTTACATCTACTCCCATTTTTTAGATTTTTTTAGCAAGGTTAGAGTAAAAGTCGTTTACTTCTGATTGTGCTGCATCTTCTGTAGTTTCTGTAGCTTGTACAGTTGTACTTTCAGTAGTAGTCACAATCGTAGCGTTATCGCCTTTCATAGCTTCTAACATCGTTAGTGAGTTCATTTTTACCATTAACTTTTCCCTTTGGGATGGCGTAATAGCTTCGCCACTTTCGATACCATTAGCCACCATTTCAGGGTCGGCACTTTGGTAAGTTAACCAACTTGCCACTCGCTCTCGTTCTTGAGTAATTCCCTCTTTAACGATTTCAGCGTGAACCGATGGAAATTGACTTTTTAAATCATCTCTTGTCATCTTTGAATTTGAATTAAATTTAACTTTATTTACATTGTTTAACACAATCTTACTTTCGGTTTCCAACATTGAAACAACTTCATCAAAACTAGCAATGCCATCTATAAAAGTACCAATGACATTTTTTGAAAAATGATGCGCTCCGTCATCCCACGTTGTACTAGATAGTTGAGGTCTATCTTGAATTATTGAATTAAGGAAATTTTCGTTAATCGGGTCTAACATTTCATTAATTAATAACTCGTAATTGTCATTATTCAAAGCTTCCTCAATAGCTTTGTTTTTGTTTACTGATTTTGTAGCGTACAATCTCACTACTTTTTCGCCACTTTCTAAAGTCGTATTTGCAGCATATCCAGAAAATTCAATCATAGTTCCTAAGCTACCTACGATATTCATTTCGCTTTCTGAATATATCTTTTGGCAACTAGACAAAATACCATAACAAGCACTTGCTGACATCCCGCCTTTTTTTACCAATCCGTAAACTGGTTTAGTTAATTTAATTTGGTTAATGGTATCTTTCATTACTTGAACCGCATTACTAGAACCACCGCCAGAATTAGCTAAAATTATAAAAGCCTTTATTCTTTTGTCCTTAGACATAAAAAGCATATTTTGTGCTAATTGTTCCATTCCCACGGTACTCTCACCACCAGAAAGAGTAATTGCGCCGTTTAAATTTATAACTCCAACAGCTTCAAATTCATCTGAATTATTTAGTTGCCAACCGTATTGAATAGTTCTTGTAAAAGCATTATAAATTTGCGGACTATTGTATTTAGTTTCCGGCAACTCCAAAACAACACCATTACGATTATCTTTTAATATTTGAGATAACGAACCATAAGACAACGCATCTATACACCAAGCATTAGCCCCATAAATTTCCCTTTTTAATGCAAAATTCATAATGATTTATTTTAATTTCTCTACAAATATATATAATTTTTAATTCAAACAATAAAAATAAAAAAAAGCGTTCATTTCTGAACGCCTCAACTAATCAAATAAAAACCTCAAAACAATAAAAAAGATTATCACTTCAAAACTACAAATTTATTTCTTAACTTTTTTGTTTACAGAAAAAATAGATTTGTCAAACCCAATCAATCCATATTCATTACTTCCAATTCTTTGATAAGAAAATCTTAAAATATCATTCTTTTTGTTTTGAAGTGATAAGTTGATTTTGTAAGTGCCTTGGTTTAATTCTTTGTTAACTCCAATTTCGCCACCAAGTAACGCCCGAAACAATAACTCTTTTTTTTGTACTTCTTGCTTTCGTTCTTTGGTTTCCCAATCGATTTGCATCGTTTCAATAGTTCCACGTGTCAAACCGTAAACGTCAATTTTAACCGTATCATTGTCAATTTTTCGCTCAAAGTAATTAATCGCTATTGCATTACTATACGCTTCTTTTAATTCTTTGTCATCCAATAAAACCAAA